GTTCCGCCTTGTGCTGGTGTGTTCCCAGAGAAACCTTTATTTAATCCAACAAGATAAGCATTACTTGCGGTTATAAATTGTATAGCCGTAATGGTTGCTTCTCCTTCATAAGCAGAAAAACTAAAAGGAGTTATTTGAGCGACTGTAATTAAACTACCAGTTGCGAAAAGAGGTCTTGGACCACCACTCGGACCTATAAAACCAAGTCCTCCACCATAGAAATAATTGTCTGTAAAACCCCATTCAAATCTAAATTGTTCTCCAAAAGCAATAGAGTAAGTAGCAAATGATTGGGTAGCAACATATAAACCAAATTGATTTGGATTAAAGTCATTACTTATTCTATTCTCAATATGTTTATGTATATCAAAAACTCCATATCCATCTGGATTGGCTGGGATTTTTAAACTTGAAACTACTGTATTATTACAAGTTATATCCGCTGTAAATTGATGAGATGCTGATGATTGGTAAGAACCAGTTACAGCTATAATCATTTGATTATATACAGGCATCAGGTCTTGTGGTTGTTTATTTATTGTGATACTCATTACTATTTTATATCTTTATTATTAAATATAGTTTAGTAAAGAATTGTCTTTGTCTTAAAATGAAAAACCCCTCCGAGTGGGAAGGGTTCATCTAACAAAAAAAACATCCGTTTATGAATATAGATATTATATTCTACTTTATTTAAAAAGTTTTATCGTAGTGAGTTTTATTCTTTGAATATATTAAGCACATATCTTTTATATGCTCCTGCTATAACCTCTTTAATCTTTTTACTTATTACCTCGTCGTCAAAGATTGCTTCAGTCAAATACCAGTTGTAATCCTCTACTCTATCATCATCAAGGTATTTCCAATATGGAGGTAAGTTTTTTATGTTTATTTCTAATCCGTTTCTACCTTGTTTAATAAAACTTTTATTTCTTTTAATACTCCTTCTTAATTTACCAGTATCATCTTCAATTTTTAAACCACCAACTCTTTTTGGAACACCAGATGGTCTATTTGTTCCAAAGACAATTTCTTCAATTCTTTTTATTATGAACTTTTCTAACTCTTTGATTTCTTTTCTATCAAGTTTTACTTCCTCTGCCATTATCTAAAATTTCCTCCTGGATTAAAACCAACTCCTTTTTCTATTAAGTATTGATGAACCGCTGCTCCAACAGAAGGCGAAACTCCTTTGGTCCATGAACCATATTCATTTTCTCCTGTTGTTATTGGTTTTGCCCTTCCTTCACTTATGTTATTAAATGTCTCCTCATTTACTCCAACATAAGTATAAGTTGAACCATCATTAAATCTTATAACTAATTCCAAAGTTTCCGAGTTCCACATCATCTTATCTACATTACTACTTTGAACTCCAACTCTAATCTTTTCAAAGTTAATTGATAGTTTTTCTTTTCTAATCTGTTCCAGTTTTCTTGAAGCCCAATCAACTCCTTCGTCTCCTCCCCAAGCTAACCACATTAATCTACCACAACCATCACCTAATTTTTTATTAGAGTTTTGTCTTTGTCTTTCAAAAGAAGCCATCCTTGAAATTGTTTCCTCACTTATAGCCTCACCTTTTGCTAATTGATTTGCTCTTGCTTTTCCAACGGGAGTTCCACAAGAACCCCAGCCATTTTTCTCAGCCCAGTTTAAAGCCGCTTGTGCGTTTTCAATTGCCGCCTTTGGATAATCTGTATAACTTTCAAAAGATAAGTTCTTTAATTCATCCTCATGATATAAATACTCACTATCCTCTGTGTGTGTCTCACCAGTCATTAAACGACCTGATGCGTCTTTGTGTGTCGGTCCAGTCCATAATATACCATCGGCGGTATAGTGAGGCATACCAGCCTTATACTTTTTATTTCTTATTCTTTTAACAGCAGATAATTGTTTCTCATCCCAAGTAGAATAACATATAGCAGCGGCTTGGTCTGATGACTTACCACTTTTAATCTCAATTGGAATACAACGAGTTATAAACTCATCTTTTGTCTCACCTTGTTTTCTTTTAATTGGCATCTTTAAGCATATAATTTTTTAACTTCTTCAAGTAGCATCACTTGGATTACTGTAAGTTTATCAAAGGCGTTTATGTTTCCTGTTTGTAAGTAGTCATTTACGGCTTCAACTACTACTCTTAAATCTTCTATTGAAAAAGCATACATATCTTTTATGTTTATTTTTTAAGCAGTAATCGGACTGATACATGGGTTTTCATTTTTAACTCTTAAAGTTATTTGTGCTTCAAATCCATTTACATCTCCGCTATCCTCATTATAAAAAGGTTCAACTGATATATCATCAATTAAACTTATAGTAGAAAAAGTTCCTAAACTATCCTCACTAATGCAATTGATTATATCTGTTATAATAGTAAAGCAGTCCGATAGAACATCTTGTCCGTTATTTGAATTTAAGCCAACAGCGTGATAAGCGTTTATTTGATTATTGTTTTTATCAGCAACTCTTAACACAAAGTTATATTCTACTGCTCTATATTTATTAACATCCGAGTATGGTAAGTCGTGTGCTAAATCACTAACAATCCAAAAGTAAGGATAGTATTTTATGTCTGTTAATATGTCGTATCTTTGTCCTGTTCCAAAAGCGTTAATCCTCGGGTCGGAGTCGGAGATGAACTTAAACTTATTCATCATTTGATTTATTGTAATCATAGTTTATTTTGTTTTTCTAACATCTTTATATATTTGTCTCTATCATTAAACATACTCAACCAATTTAAACAATCTATATAATTCATTTCATATACTTTATCAGGCGTGAGGTTCAATTCTTTAACTAACTTTTCAATCATCATATGCCACTGCCACTTTTTATAATCAAAAGAATAAGTTGTCGGTCCATTAGATTTTTGTTCCTCCTCACTAATTTCTTTTTTTCTTTTTCCAAAATACCCTTCAAAGTTGTAAAATATCGTCTCACGCCATCTTAAAAAAAATCTCTCAATTCATTAACATCAGCAACCATTAAGTTTTCTCTAAATAGTTGTTTTGTCTCCTCATAATTATCAGCATCAAATTTATCTGGAACTTTCTTTGTATCACCATTTGGTAAAGTAATCATTTTTACTTTTCTTACTAAAATTGGTAAGATATTAGTAAGTAGCTCCCAGTTTTGTGAGTTGGTGATTTGTAGTTCTAAACTTACCATATCACCCATCTCTAAACTATTTAAATCTTTGATAACCATATAGTCTTGTCCCTCAATAGTCCATTCTCTTACACCAGTTGGTTTAATCTCACCATCACTCCACTTTACTTTTTCTGCTAATATCTCAAATGAACCTCTTGTTATTTTACTTAAATTATCAATTGGTGCGTCTAACAATATAGCAAATAACTCAATAGCATATTGAAATTGTGATTTGTAATCACTTAAAATTGAAAAGTGTTTTACTAACTTTTCAAACTTTTCTAAATTAATCTCATCCCATCCTTCGGGTAAGTTGTATTCTGTTCCTTCTAATTCTATCGTCATCTTTATCCTTTACTTTTTTTTATATTAAATATATTTATCTCACCCTTTGTCTTTAAGGATGTATTCCTTTTTGTTCTGCCCAGTTTCTTAAAACACTAAACATCTGTCTTATTGCTGGGTCGCAAGTCATACACCATTTACCACCCTCATTAATATATTTATTGATTATACTTTGGCATGAGTTCTTATCACCCATATCAGCAATCTTTATAGTTAATAATCTTTTAATTTCAACTATGTCTGCTTGTGTTAATTCAGTTTCCATGTCTGTTATTTATTTTTATGTGCTGATTTTAATAAGTTGTAATCAGCCTCACTAACCATTATAAGAGTATCGTTATAAGTTACAAATTTTGTTTTACCTGCTTCTATGTTTTCATTATATGTTAATAAGTCCATTACAAACTCTCTACCATTAAGGTCTATATTTATCACCGCTGTTGGTAATTTTTGAGACCAACCCCCTTCTTTCCATTCTAAATTGTTTATATCCATTTTATAACTCTGTTTTATTTTTACTTAATTTATATTCAACTGACTTAATTATGTTTATTATAATCGCTACTAAACAAGCGATGAATAAACTACCAGTAAATATCAAACTGACCCAAAATGAAAAACACTTCGGGCAGCTAAGCATATAAGTAAGTAAGTTTTGAATAATCTTAATCCACTTTCTTTTAAATGTAAATTCATATACCAATCCTGATATAAATTCTGATAAGTCAGATAAAACATAACATATCAAAGTAATTTGTAATAACTCAATCCAATTCATTTTCTTTTAAATAATACTTTATTCTCATTAAAGAGCGGTTTAAACTTAATCTAATAGTATCATAACCAATAGTTATTTTCTTACCCTCTATTGTCGTTATTGCTAATTTGTTTTCAACCTTTCTTAAACTTGATATTGACTTTTTACAAGTCGTGTCTCTTAAATCACCGAACCATCTATCATATCTGCCTATCTTATAATATATTTTAAATAGTTCTCTATCAACTAAATCTAACTTATTATCAACAAACCAAATAATCTTTTCAATCAACTCTTCTGGAAAAATTAAATCATCTCCTGGTATTTCAAGTGGTGAGTTATATTTCCATTCATTCTCTGACTGATAAAAAGGTTCAACATCTTTAAGTTTGCCACTCCATCTAAACTTTTTATGGAATGGACTTGTTTTAGAGTGATATTGTTTCTTTAATATATTTACACAAAGGTAATGTAAGTAATGATTGTTATGTGCTTTTAAAATCCTCTTATCATCCATCTCAAAAAGGATTAAGAATAGTTCCGATTTTAAATCATCTTTTAATTCATGTCCTGATGTTATAGTCCAGATTAAATCTTTGATAAAATCACTTTTGTATAACTCAGTTAGTATATCATCTTTTGTTTTCAATAATAAAGATTATTTTTACATAAAAGTTCGTCTTGGACTTTTATTTTCTGTATAAAATGGAACTCCAATTGATTGTTTTTTTCTTGATGTATAAGCAGCATATCTCATAGCATCCATACCATCATCATTTGCTTTAACGGGTTCATCTAAAATTAACTCACCTGCTGATTTCCAACGATAATGTTTTATCTCCTCTAATAAATTATTTGATTCCTCATGAATAAATAACTTTTTACTTTTTAAGTGGAGTATTCCTTCTTTAACTGCTTTCTCTGCTCCTTTTGCTAAAATTCTTTTTCTTTTTAAATCTTCAATAATATCTGGTCTCGCTGAATCACAATAAACGTGGTCTCTTATTTCCAATTTAATTATTGCTTCTAATAAATCACCAGTTGTTAATCCAGATGCATAAATGATTTCTTCAAAGTATAAGCCTTCATCAGTTTCAGTTAATTTAACTAAACTTGTTTTGTGGTTGTATCCAATATCTAATCCCCAACAAGTATTTACTATATTCTTTCCTTCTAAATCTTTATCCGAGTAAGTCCTCCAATGTGAGTAAATAGTTGTTTGACTTATTCCTGGTAGTCCAAGTCCATATATTCTCCAATAGTTTTCATCAAGTTCTTTATAACTCTCAATTTGTTTTACAACTTCCTCCTCTAAAAATGGATTATCTTTATATGTTGAGTGGATATAATCTACATTTTCTCTTTCTTTCATATCCCAGACCCAGTGGTGAGTATCCGAGGGGTTCATATCCATAATAATCTTTTCAGTGGTTCTTAAAAAAACTTGGTTCGCTGGTTCATAATCAATTTCGGTAATCTCATTCAAATAAGCAACATCCCGTTTAGAACCTTTTACTTTTTCAAAGTTGTCTAATGAGAAAAACTCTACATAATTACCATATACTTCTATTACCTGTGAGGACTTGTTATGTCGTTTCTCCGAGTATAAATTATGTTCGTTAAGTAAATCTATAAACTCTCTTAATAAACTTCTTTTAAGAGAAGGAAATGACTTTCTAATCATACTTATCCATTTACCCTGACCTTGATGTTCCGCACAATAAAGTAAGACCCACTGATAAACAGAATAAGTTTTTGATGAACGTGATGAACCTACTGATAGAATAAATCTACTTTTAGAGTTAATCATCTTTTTCAGGACTGGTGTCGCTTTTATTTCCATCTATGAAGATTACTTTTATATTTGTATCTAATGCTTTACCATCAGTTGTTATGTCCATGCTGTCGCTATAACCACGACCACGCCCTCTGTGTTTCATATAAAAAAGTATAGACCTTTCGGAACCCTCTTTGATTTTTCTAAATAATTGATTTTCTACAAAATCTAATTGTATGGCCTGTATATCATCCACTGCTTTTTTAAACTCTGGGTCTTCATTGTAATAAGTGTAGAACCTGTCTCTGCTTATCTTTACTTGGTTACAAGCAGGAGTGACAATTCCTAAACTTTTTTCTAATGCTACTAATAAAGCCGCTTTATATACTTCTGGTTGTTGCTTACTCATCTGTCATTTTTGTAATTTTTTACATATCACTTATTCTTGGTATATGTTGCCAAAGTTCCTTTTTGTTAAAGTAATCGTTTAAGATTAAAAAGGCTTCGTATCTCTTTGCTTCTACTTTTGTTCTAAAAGTTTTTATTGGCGTTAATTCAATTTTTCCAACGGCTTTAATTTCCTTTATCCCATCGTATAGTTTTTTCTTTTTACCCACTTTGAAACAAAGATAATTGTGTTGTTTTTCTCTACGGGTCAAATCATCCGTATAACCAACATATCTTGTTATTTTATCAACCTCTATTCTATATACCCAATACATATTTATTTATCAGAACCACTATTTTCGGGGAAATCACCTTCGGAACCTTTATCATCATCTATTGATTTCGTCAAATTTGATTTTAAAAAAGCAGCAAGTGGATAAAAAACTAATGAATTTCTATAACCTGTTTCGTGTGTTGGTATTATTGGAGTAACACCATGAACGCTTTTCCATGCTGGATAAACTAAAATTGAATTATCTGCTTGGTCAAAAGTTGCGTGATAATCCGGGACGTGAAGGCATCCACCTTTAGCATTTTTTCTTTTCGTGATAATAACATTTACCGCTCCTATTATATTACCAGTGTCTCTGTGAAAAGGCGCTGGTATATTATAGTTAGAAATTGATGAAGTAAATAAATTACCGAACTTCCATTGTTCATTTACTTCTTTAAGTAGCTCTACTTGTTGTTCATAAATGTTAGGAGTTAGTTCTTTAATCAACTTTTCACTTTCAATTGCCAATTTCCACATCGCTTTAATAAAAGTTTGTGCTTTCGGGTCAGCATGAACTGATGATTGATTAGGTAAATACCTACGCATCATTGGTTTAGGGGGAATAGAACCAATTATACAAGAGTATTGAGCAACTCCATATTTATTTGCTTCCGCTGTTGTTAAGCCATGTTCTCTTTGAAGTTTTAATAGTGACGAGCGTCTCATAATAGCCTTAGGCACTCTTTCACTACGAAGTTCTGCGTCAGCGATGTCCGCTAACTTACAGAGTTTTTCTGGCATTTGTCTTAAATAAAAACCAACTGGTATTCCATTATCATAAAGGATACAATCCTCATTGATGTTCGCCTCATAATAAGGACAATCGTTGCCTATTTTAACATTATGTTCTACAAATAGTTCCTCTAAATTAATGTGTTTCATATTTTATTATTTTTTACCACTTAATCAGGATTTCATTTTTCCTTTTAGTGTTTAATTTTATTTTGTCTCCCCATTTTAACATTAAATACCTAATGTTTTTTCTTTCCTCGTTATCATCTCTGATATCAACCGCTCCCCCTCTGTTTGAATAGTGTTGGAAGTGAAATAAGTATTTTTGATACCTAAAACAATTACCGTATTTATTCAAATGTTGTAGTGTATAATCATAATCCTCTTTAAGTGTTAATCGCTCGTCAAACCTCAAATCTGTTGGCTTAACAAATAACATATCCCCAATACAAAATGTGTTTTTAGATAGAATTGTTTTTGCAAAGAAGTCGTTTGATGTTGGCGGTATTCCCATTAGTTTAACTGGAACTTTATTAAATTGTTTTACCAAATCTTTTATCGCTTCGTCTAAATCTATTTCCGAACCATCACCAAAGTTTTTATTTATCTTTACTTTCTTTATATCGTCGCTTAATTGAACTGAAATCTTACCTTCTTTAAAAGCGTGTTCAAGTGCGAAGTTTCTGCTTGCCATTAATTTACCAGTATCAAATACTATTCTACAACCGGCGTTCTCATAAAGTTCTTTCTCGCCATTTTTGACGCAGAATATATAGTTTTCTTTTTGTTCTTTTGCGAATGGTAGATTATCATACCTACCTGCTGAAATGACATAAACATTATATTCCATTACTTAGAGTTAAACTTTTTAACCGCTTCTAAAGCCGCGTGTCCTGGACATAATCCATCTTGTTGCCATTGTTTCATCAACTTTGTAAATTCTACCATGTCCTCGGGCTTCTTAAATGGTAGTAAAATTGATTTTGAATTACCATCTGCTTTGTCTTTTACTTTATCATCAGTGTCGTCATCGCCTTCCTCATCGTCTAATAAAGAATAATCTAATTCATTAGGTAGTTCAAAGACATCAACACCCCATTCTGATACAAGGCTCAATTCCCAATCATTGCTGCTCAGGACTTCCCAATCCCAGTCGCCGAAATTAGCGTTGTCTTTGATAACAAATTCCATTTTTTGTTGTTCTGTTAGATTGATTGTTCTAATGATAGGTATTTCTATAAGTCCTGCTTCTTTACAAGCCTTAAATCTCATATTACCACCTAAAATATAACCCAATTCATCAATAACAATTGGTCTAATGTCTAACATCTGTGGGAACTCTTTGATAGATTTAACCAATTTTTTGAATTTATCATCTTTAATAATCCTGGGGTTATTCGGATTTGGTTTTACTTCCGATATACTTACTTTTTCTATTATCATATACTATTTGATTTTTTATTATATAGTAAAAAAGTCGTTCTTTGTTTATTTTCTACCAAAGTCAGCAGGTATTTCACCCCACCTTTTAGTATCCCACTTTCTTAATGGCTCAAGCCCTTTGTAATCGTTTTCGGTGATAAACCTCATACACTCATCAACTCTTTTTTTAAGTTCATTATTTTTAGTAAGGTCAAATTTTGTTTTACAATTTTTATTTCTTGTCCATGACATAGCAGTTTGACTGTCAGTCCATATTGTTACTTTAAGGTTGTTTCTTTTTATCCACTTCATCGCATGAATTACCGCTATAAACTCTACTAAATTGTTTGTTGTGAGGTTGGTGTTCCAACTAAAAATTGTTTTACCTGTCTCTAAATCAACACCTCTGTATCCACCGGGTCCCGGGTTGTTTGAACACCAACCATCAACAGCAATTCCTTTTCGTTTTCTCATATTTTATTTTCTTTTAAATTATTTAACATACCAATATCCTTATCCCTGAAAACTATAATGAGTTATACTGTGGGATTTGTTAGTTTATCATTTACTAACTTAGCTTTTGTATTCCATCGTGGTATTGGTCTTCTACACGATGCCCTTGGAGTTGCAGTTTGTCAAACTAATCTTTATGCTTTTCTTTATTCACAAAAAGAATACAACTAAACCATGAATAGCGAGGTTTCACAGGGACGCGGTTGTCGGTTCCTACATTGCCGCGATTTTATTATTATCTTACCTCTCAAAAACTATTGACATTTCAGTCATTTATATATTATCCTTAACTTTTTATTTCCCGTAATTGCTCGTAATTTCTCACCTCACCATCATTCACCGCCGGTGGTTCTTATCCACTTCTACACGGAAGGGTTCCTGATAGATTTACCTTTGCCTTTAATTGACAATTAGTATATATATTAATTTTATAACTTTCCCCATAAAAAGTTTTAACAAATTTAGTTTTTAAATTAAAGACACTCACCCAAGAGTGTCGTTTTGAACCTTAATCTTTCCATTCAAGCCCAAAAACATCTATTTCTGTATTACCATCAACTATTTCTTTTTGTTTTAAAATATAATCCATCCCATCACTCGCTCCATAAATAGCATCGGCTCTTGCTCTTAAAGATTTAATCATAGCAATAATTTCATCTCTTTCATAACTTACATAATAACCATTTGAGGTTGATATTACTGGTAAAGTAGCGGTGCATCTAAAATAATTAACCATTTTTCTTAAACGGGCTTCCGTAAAAGGTTTTGTTAAACAATAGTTAGTTAATCCATCCTCCCTTCTTTTATTAACTCCACGCACTATATCTTTTGCGTAAAGTGGTTTTTTCGGATTTGTTTTTAGTAGAACTCTTTTTAAAGTTGGTAGAAAAGCAATCTCTTCATCATTTAATTTCTCCAAGTGTATTAATTCATTTATCATATCTTTTTGTTTTTTCTTATATATATTAATTAATTATTACCCCCTAACAAATCAGTAATAAGGTTGTCTCTTAAAATTTCAACAGGTGTGTTGTCTATAATCAAATCATAATCATGATACATCTCAAAAGTTGGTTTGCCCTCGTCCCAATAATCAACTGGATAATCGTCATCTCCCCACTCCGTGTCTAACCACTCGTAATCCTCATTATCAAAATCAAAAAGTTCATCGTTATTAAATAATTCTTTTGCTTTTTTGATTGCCTCATCTTTTGAATCAGCCTCAATCAAAAACCCATCTTTTTTCCAAATTTTTACTTTCCTCCAAGTATGAAAATCATATTTCATTTTATAACAATTTATTTAATTTATATTCCCTGAAATCACTAAAAGGTATTTGTAAGTGTATTACTTGTGATGTCCAACAACTGCGATATTTAGAGTTTTCCATATTGATTGGGAACTTAAACTCTATACAAACCCCTATATTCAATTCGTTGTCGTTTTTTAAATAAGCATTCGCCCATTTTATTCTTGTTAATTTAGCCTCCATGGTTCTTGGAAATTTCATCTTTTGAAAATTGTGGATAATAACACCACGAACCATTTGTTTATCACCCCTGCTAAAAATCACATAGGGGTTCCAAAAATCGTTATTTGCTTTAAACATATTTTTTATTTTAATTGTGTATAATAATCCCAGAACGTGTGTTCTATATTTTTTAAAAGTAGTAAATCTTTTTGATAATCTTCTTTTGATACATCTTTAAAAATATACTTACTTCGCATTAACTTTAATTCCATACCCCAAACACTACCTTCAACGAGCGGGAACCATTCATCAATTTTTGAAATGATGTCGCTTTTACATTTATCATTTATCATCTTTTCATTTTTTTAATCAATTAATATCTCATTTAAAATTAAACTTCTTTTTATTTCCTTATGTTTTTCATAAAAATCAACCAACCTATCATTACTCAATCTTAGTTCATTTTCTTTATATTTGATTTCCCGAATCAATTTCCCTTTTATAAAGTCAAAGGCTTCTACTTTTGTATCAAACCACACATAATCATTTGTGATTTTAAGTTCTCTACGTATTTCGGTTCCACCATTCCACCGAGTGAATATATTAAACCAAACTGATTTATCTGTTGTTCTTGTAACAGGAATTTCCTGAATTGAATTGTCCCATTGAGATGATTTTGAAACTTTAAACATTGTTTTTTCTTTCATATTATTTAGATTTTAGTGTTTCTTTATACAATTTAATAATTATTAATGCTTCTGGATTTCCAGCGACATTTTTATTACCTTTAGCAACCCATTTCCAATATGGAATACCATCTGATTTAATCCAATCTGCGGGGTATGCTTCTGGGTGATTATAAATATCCCAAAAAACTCTGTGAATTTGGTAATCTTTTACTTTAATAATTTCTTTGATTAGTTCTGCTTTCATTTATTTTAGTTTTTAATTATAAGCTAATTTAGGGCTTTTTTTCGGATTATCAAAATTATTCATAACTTTTTTTAAGGTTTTTAAAAATTCAATTTTAGCAGAAGTAAAGTTATACATAGTGGAGTCCTTTTTATAAACATCAAGTGCTACCTCGTATAGAAAAATAGTATTTCCAATTCCGTATTCTTCTACTTCTAATTTTAAACAATCCATTTGAAGATTAGTTAAACATAACTCTGTTTTAATAATATCGCTGTTTTCTAAATAAGCTACTGTGTAATAAGTGTTTTTCATTTTTTTAATTTTTAATTATAAGCTAATTTAGGGCTTTTTTTCGGATTATCAAAATTATTCATAACTTTTTTTAAAATTAATAACGGGTTTTTAATTCTTGATTTACCACAACTAACATATTTTCGTTATGATTTAACTTTGTTTCCAACTGTTTATACCATCGTATAACGGACAAACCTGGATATGAGGTTTTCATCATACTACCTCGGTCAATCTCATCTTTTATATTGTCTATGTTTTCCATTATAACGGCTTTATACTCAATCAGGTTAGACAAATCCCAAGTCTTCATCAATTCGTCTGGTTTTTTATACATTTTCGGGTTCATAAATTATTGTTTAGTTATTAATTATAAGCTAATTTAGGGCTTTTTTTTGGATTATCAAAATTATTCATAACTTTTTTTTATTTTTTTTTACCAACAAAGAACTGCGTTTTTAATATATATTAATATGATTAAGGATAGTTTTGGAAAAGAGTGGTATTCGGGTGAGCAAGACCCATTACATCAGTTTATAAAAATGAATAGATTAGAACTCACAATTGAGTATATTACAGAAAAGGGTAAATTGTTTTATATTTGTAAGGTTAGAAGCAGACCTTCCAGTCGTTCAAAAAGACAAGTTATTTTAGATATAAAGGATGTAAAACCGATGAGTGATAGTGAGATACTAATGATACTTAAAAACATAGTTAGAAGCGAGAAAATTGATAAATTATTAGAATGAAAGATAAAGAAGAAATAACCGATTACTTTAAAGAATACTATAAAGAAAATAAATTCCGTTTTAAAGAACTGCATACTATGTGGATTAAAAAAAATAAATTAAAATGGAATAAGTATCAGGCTTGGCATAGTAAAGTTCGTTATTGGGAAAAGAAACTATTATCAGACCCAACAAATGAGGCGTTTATAAATAAACTTAACAAGACCTATGAAGAACGCCCCGATTAAACCATGTGGATGGTGTGGTGAAGACTACATACAAACAAGATTTGATAAAAAAACTTGTTCTAAAAAGTGTAGTGCTGCTCTTTCTCACGCAAAACATTCTATCGGTTATAAAAGAAATAGAGAAAAACAAAAGGCTAAAGCCATTCAGGAGAAAATTAAAATAAATTGCGAACTTCAAACTTATATAGATGTTAAAGAGTTTATATTTAAAATGAAATCACAACACTTTACAGCAGATGCTATTGACGTGTTTAGATTAGTAGATTTATTTGATAGAGTATTTCCATCCACTCAAAGAGTTCCGAGTTGCAATAACATAGACAAGTCAGTTAATATAATGTTTTTTAAAATAGTTAATTGGTGGAGAATAGTTAATGGTAAAGAGCCCCTACCAACTCCTAACTTTTCAAAGATAAGATAAATTATCTCATTTTATTATTTAAAGCCTTAATTTCTTGTGTTAAATCTTTCATTACTTCTTTTAAGTCATCAAACTTATCGTTTAAAGTATTAATCTTATTTAAATAATCAACCTCTATAACACTCAACTTATTTTTATTCTCATAAGTTATAGTTTTAACCTTCTCTAACTCATCCAGGGTCTTTTTAAGAAAGTATCCTATGATGGATATACTAACTCCTCCTAAAATAAAA